CCCCTGCCGGTACACACAACCCCCGACAGCATGCCGCCGTTGAACTGACCACCTCACCACTGCCACCCCAACCCGCCCGGCCACAAGCCCGGCGGGTTTCGCTTTTCTGGAGCCCCAATGCCCCAACCCCTTGTCACTCAACACCGCAGCACGCGTGACCACTCGGCCCAGGTGGCCGAGCTGCGCAACATGCCGCTGCAGACCCGCATCGTGCCGGTGTCAACCGTCAACGCCGAAGCGCGCACATTCGAGACCGTGTGGACCACCGGTGCGCAGGTGCGGCGCTTCGACTGGGCCACCTGGTCGCCCTACATCGAAGAGCTTTCGCTCGACCCGGCGCACATCCGCATGACGCGCTTCGAGAACGGCGCGCCGCTGCTCAACACCCACCAGCAGTGGGATCTGTCGGCGGTGCTCGGCGTCGTCGAGAAAGCCTGGCTGGAGACGGGCGAGGGCCGCAGCGTCTGCCGCTTCAGCGACCGCGATGACGAGGTCAACGCCTACTGGCGAGACGTGGTCAACGGGATCATTCGCAACATCAGCGTGGGCTACATCGTCCACCGCTACGAGAAGCGCGACCCCGAGACACCCGGCGGCATTCCCACCTGGCTGGCCATCGACTGGGAGCCCGCCGAGCAGTCGCTGGTGCCCGTGGGCGCCGACGTCTTCAGTGGCGTGCGCTCGCTGGGCATCGACCCCACGGGCCCCGACGTGCTCACCACCGAGCAGCGCCAGCAGCTGGCCGAGCAGTTCACCCGCGCCGTCGGCAACCGCAGCTTCCCCTGCGAGATCGTCAACCGTTCCCTCACCCCGGCCGCTCGCGCTGCCGACTCTCAACCCTCCCGAAAGGAGACCCCTATGGGCCAAGAAGCTCAAAGCCGTGGCGCGAACACCGCCGCCGAGACCGACAACACCAACCCGGCCGTCACGCTGCCCACCCCGGCCGCACCCGCCACCCGCACCGAAGCGCAGATCCGCGCCGAAGAGCAGGGCCGCATCGGCGGCATCCGCAGCGCCGTGGCTCTGGCCCGCCGCACCACCCAGGGCGTGAACGGGCTGGATCAGGCGTTCGAAGACGGCCTGGTCTCCCGCAACCTCACCATCGACCAGGCCCGGGCGGAGATCTTCGCCCGCCTCGAGGCGCACAGCACCAGCTCGGGCCCCGTCCGCAGCGTTGCGGCGATCGAGACCGTGCAGGACGAGCAAGTGCAGCGCCGCGCCGACATGTCGGCCGCGGTGGCCCACCGCGCCAACCCGCAGGTCAACAAGCTGCCCGAGAGCGCCCGCCGCTACCGCGGCTACACCCTGGCCGAGCTGGCCCGCCGCAGCCTGGACGAGCAGGGCATCAGCACCGAAGGCATGGGCCGCAACACCATCGTCAGCCTGGCCATGGGCAACAGCGACGAGCAGGGCTTCCGCAGCCTGCATGGCACCAGCGACTTCTCCATCGCGCTGGCCAGCACCGTCAACCGCAGCCTGCGCCAGGCCTATGAAGGGGCCCAGCGCACCTTTACCCGCTGGGCGCGCCGCGGCACGCTCAGCGATTTCCGTGCGGCCACCCGCGTGGCGGTGGCCGGCAACCTGTCGCTGGCCAAGGTCAACGAGTTCGGCGAGTTCAAGCGCGGCAAGCTGGTCGACGGCGGAGAGACCATCCAGCTCGCCACCTACGGCAAGGTGGTCGGCGTCACCCGCCAGGCGGTGATCAACGACGACCTCGACTTCCTCTCGCGCCTGCCGGCGATGTACGGCCGCGCCGCGGCCGACTTCGAGAGCGACACCGTCTACGCCATCCTCAAGGGCAACCCCAACATGGCCGACGGTGTGGCGCTGTTCCACGCCAACCACAGCAACCTGGGCACCGCCGGCGTCATCGGCGAGACCGCGCTCAGCGAGGCCCGCAAGGCCCTGCGCCTGCAGAAGGACCCCAGCGGCAACAACCAGCCGCTCAACCTGGTGGGCAAGTACATCATCGTGGGCGCCACCAAGGAGACCGAGGCCCAGAAGAACTTCCAGGCCGTGGTCATCGCCGCCAAGACGGCTGACACCAACGTCTTCCAGAACAGCTACGAGATCGTGGTCGAGCCCCGGCTCGACGCCAGCAACCCCAACGAGTGGTTCCTGGCCGCCGATCCGTCGCAGATCGACACCATCGAGTACAGCTACCTCGAAGGCGACGAAGGCCTCTACACCGAGCAGCGCATGGGCTTCGACGTGGACGGGCTCGAGGTCAAGGCCCGGCTCGACTTCGCGGCCAAGGCCATCGATCACCGCGGCCTGTTCAAGAACCCCGGCGCCTGACCTCGCCACTGCCTGACCCCCGGCCTGGCCACGTGGCCAGGCCCCACCCAACACCCCAGTCTGAAAGGACGACATCATGAAGAACTTCGTGCAACCGGGCGAGACCGTCACCGTGACGGCCCCCTACGCGCTCTCCGCCGGCGACGGCTGCCTCGTCGGCATCCTGTTCGGCATCGCATCGGGCACCTACCTCAACGGCGCCACCGATGCCGAGCTGATGACCGAAGGCGTGTTCGACATCACCGCGCTCAGCACCGACACGGCCAGCGGCACTGCCCTGGTGGCGGCGTACTGGGACAACACCAACAAGCGCATCACCACCACCAGCGCGGGCAACACCAAGGTGGGCGTGATCGTGTCGGCCAAGATCAACGGCGACACCACCGCCCGCGTGCGCCTGAACGGCTCGTTCTGATCTGGCGCGGGGGCTGATCCATGGGCTGGAATCCGCAGGTGCTCTTCGCCGCCTTCAAGACGGCGGGCATGCTCAAGCAGGCGCGGCTCAGCCCTGCCAGCACTGCGCCGGCCGAGTTCGACTTCGACTGCAATCTCAAGCGCCCGGAACTGCTGGTGCTGGGCGACCAGCAGCAGAGCGCCGAGCTTGTGATCGAGTACGAGACCGCCAGCGTGCGCCGCATCCGCAAGGGCGACCCCATCACCATCGACAACACCAGGTACGTCGCCCGCGCCCATGCCATCACCTTGGGTGACGGCACCTACAGCCAGGTCGAGCTCGAGACCTGACGGACACATCAGCCCATGACCACCACCGCCCACCTCAGCCTGCTGCAGTTGGTTGCCGCCACGCAGCAGGCCCTTGCCACCGTGCCGGCCGCGCGCGTGTACGTCGAGCGCACCAGCGCCATCGATCGTGACGAGTGCCCGGCCATCAACATCGCGCCCGGTGCAGCCAGGTTCGAGGCCATCGGCAGCGAGAACGGCATGCACGACCTGCTGAAAGCCACGCTGGCCTTCAGCCTCAAGGTGCACACGCGGGGCGACCCGCACACCCAGACGGCCGACCCGATCATCAGCGAAGCGCACACCGCGCTGATGGCCGACCCCTCGCTGGGCGGGCATGCGCTGAGGCTGCGCCTGCTCAGCAGCCTTCCGCAGTTGGGGTTGGCCGACGGCGCGGCCGGCCTGTACGAACTGGGCTACGAAGCCACCGTGGTGGTCAATGAGCGCGACCTGGCGCTGCAGGCCGTGTAGCGCCACTCACCACCCGACACCCCACATCACCCAACCCAAGGAGGCCCACCATGGCCGGACGCGGACAAATTGCATTTCACAGCGGCTCGCTGTTCGTCAAGAGCAGCGGCGCCAATCCCCAGACCTATCAGGTCGCCACGCTGCAGGAGGTCAGCTTCGACTTCAAGGCCAGCAACAAGGAGCTGATCGGCGAGAACCAGTTCGCCGAAGCCATCGGCCGCGGCAACGTCAAGGTCACCGGCAAGGCCAAGACCGGGCGCTTCAACGGCAAGCTGCTCAACCAGGTGTTCTTCGCCCAGCCCGATGCCAACACCATCGCGCAGGGCAAGCTGCTGGCGCTGGACGAGTCCGGCACCGTGGCCACGGCCACCATCACCGTGGCCAACGCCGCCAACTTCCTGGAAGACCTGGGCGTGCAGCTCGCCAGCACCGGGGAGCCCTACCTGCGCGTGGCCAGCGCGCCGGCGGCCAAGCAGTACAGCGTGAACGAGGCCACCGGCGTCTACACGTTCAACGCCACCGAGAACACCAGCGTCTTGCGCCTGAGCTACATGTACAAGACCACGGCGGCCGGCGCCAACACCATGAAGATCACCAACCAGCTGGCCGGTGAGGCGCCCACCTTCCGCGCGGTGTTCGTTCAGAAGTTCCAGACGCAGACCATGATGCTGCAGCTCAACGCCCTGGTGGCCGAGAGCCTGGGCTTCGCGTTCAAGAACGAGGACTTCAGCATGCCCGACTTCGCCTTCGGCGCGCAGGTCGACAGCGCCGGCACGCTGGGCGAGCTGAGCCTGACGCAGTTCTCGTGATGAGCACGCCCCTGTTCCGTGGTCTGCCGGTGGTGCTGGTGGGCGTCGAGTACGTGATGCCCGCGCTCAGCTTCGGCGGCATCGACCAGGCCAAGGAGCGCATGCGCTCCATCGACACCGGTGCCATCACCGATGCCGTGGAGCTGCAGGCCGCCTTCGTCGACGTGCTGCACCTGGCGCTGCTGCGCAACTACCCCGATCTGCCGAGGCAGGTGCTGATCGATGGGCTCGACTGGCAGTCGGCCATCGGTCTGTATCAACAGTTGCTTCAGCAGAGTTTTCCGCAGGCCGCGGCGGGGGAGAGCAGGGTGGAGAGCCCGTCTGGTGCGTCGACTGGCAGCTAGCCATTGCCGAGATCGTCAACGAGTTCCACTGGTCATGGGAGCACGTCGAGCGCCACATGGATCTGCACCGCTACGCCGCCCTTCGGCGGCACTGGCGGCGCTCTCCACCCCTGCAGCAGATGGTGCAGGCGTACCTGGGCATCCAGCCCGAAGACGAGCCGGCGTTGCCCGGTGTGTTGACCGAACAGGACGAAGCCGCCGCCATCAGCGACTTCATCAGCAACTTCGCAGCGGCCGGTGGCCGCGTGCACTGATCTGGCAAGGAGGCCGGCATGTCTGACCAGAAGGTACGCACCGAGATCACCGCCAATGCCGCACAGGCCATTGGCGAGTGGGGGCGGTTCGGTGATCGGGTCGACGGTGTGGCGCGCAGCGTCACCGGGGCCATGGGCAATGCCCACGCCATGGCCGGCGTGTTGCAGGCCCGCCTGGTGGGGCTGGGCGCCACGCTGGCCGGCGGTGCGTTTGCGGCCGGCGTGCGCCGCCAGCTCGAGCTGATGGACGCCGTCTCCAAGGGCGCACAGTCGGCCGGCGTATCGGCGGAGGCGTTCTCCAGCATGTCCTACGCGGCGCGGCTGGCCGACGTGTCCACCGAGTCGCTGACCAAGGCCTACACCAAGCTCAGCGGCACGCTGGTCGATGCGCAGCAGGGCCAGAAGCAGGCCGTCGAACTGTTCCGGCGCATGCAACTCGACCCCAAGCAGATCCAGGACGCCGACGCCCTGCTGCTGGCGCTGGCCCAGCGCTTTGCCAGCATGCCCGACGGCATCATCAAGACGGCGCTGGCGGTCGACTGGTTTGGGGAGCGGCTGGGCCCAGGCCTGGTGCCCTTCCTCAACCAGGGGGCCGAAGGCATCGCCGCGCTGCGCGAAGAAGCCGCCCGCCTGGGCGTGGTGGTCTCCACCGAGGCCGGCAAGGCGTCTGAAGAGTTCAACGACACGCTCACCCGGCTGCATCAGCGCAGCCAGGGCCTGCAGCAGCAGCTGGCTACGGCCATGCTGCCTACGCTGCAGAACCTGGCCACGGCACTGCTCAACGTCGACCGCGAGGGCGAGGTTGTCAGCGCGATGGGCCGCGGCCTGTCGGTGATCTTCCAGACGGTTTCGGTGCTGGGTGCCAATGTCAAGTTCGTGCTGGATGCCATGGGCCGCGAGCTGGGCGCCGTGGTGGCGCAGCTCAGCCTGGCCTACGACGTGCTGCGGGCGCCGCCGGGCGAGATCATCGCCACCGCAAAGCGAGCCTGGGCAGGGTGGACGGCGATCAGCGACGCTGTCAAGGCCGACGGCGTGAGGGCGCGCGCCGAGCTGGATTCCTTCGAGCGCCGCATGATGGGCCTCGATACCGGTGCCGGTGCAGGCCGCGGATCGATCAACCCGCCGCTGGTCACGCCTTCCGGCAGTGGCTTCACGCCCGGGTCCAAACCACCGCCTGCTGCCGGGGCCACACCTGCCCCTCCCAGCAGCTTCATGTCCTACTACGAAGCCCTGCTGGCGCAAGAGCGCGAGGTGGCCGCTCAGCGCGATGCGCTGCACGATTTCAGCAAGGAGGAAGAGCTGGCCTTCTGGCGCCACATCCAGGCCGTGGCGGTGCTCACCTCCAAAGACCAGGTCGACATCCTGCGCAAGACCTCCAAGCTCGAGGTCGACATCCTGCGCGACAAGGCCAAGCAGACCCAGGCGCTGGACGAGGTGGCCTGGGGTGCGTGGCGCGACAACCAGCTGGCCGCGGTGGCCATGGACGAAGAGGCCGCTCGCAACCAGTTGGCCCTGGGCGTGACGACGCAAGAGCAGCTGTTGTTGCAAGAGTTGGGCTTCGAACAGCGCCGCCACGCCATCAGGCTGCTGGCCCTGCAGAACAGCCTGGCCAACACCGACCCGGCGCGCGATCCGGTGCAGGTGGCGCAGATCAACCTGCAGATCGAGGCGCTGGAGCAGCAGCACCAGCTGAAGCTCAGCACGCTGCGCGGCCGCGCGGCGGTTGAGTCGCGCACCCAGCTCACCAGCATCGTCACCACCATGGAGCAAGGTTTCGCCGGCGTGCTGGGCCGCATCGGCACCAGCGTGCGCAGCATGGGCGACCTGATCCGCGGGCTGGGCCAGGTGGTGCTGCAGACCTTCGTGCAGATGCTCGCGCAGATGGCCGCCAAGTGGTTGGTGAACAAGCTGCTGATGAAGGTGATCAGCAAGGCAGCGGCGTTGAGCGAGATCTCAGCCGATGCGGGTAAGGCCGGCGCCGGCGGTGTGGCCAGCATGGCTGCCGCCCCATTCCCCATGAATCTGTCGGCGCCCTTCTTCGGTGCCGCGATGGCTGGGGCTGCGGCGGCCTTCGCCCCGATGGCCAGCGCCGCTGGCGGCTTTGACATCCCCACCGGCCTGAACCCCTTGGTGCAGACCCATGCGCGCGAAATGATCCTGCCCGCCACGTTGGGCGACACGGTGCGCGACATGGCGCAGGTTTACGCCGGCGGGCGCGGCGCCGGCGGTGGTGGCGGCGGCGACGTGCACTTCAGCCCGCGCGGTGCATCGGTGGGCGACTTCTTCCTGGTGCACAAGTCCGACCTGGTCAAGGCACTCAAGGCCGCCCGCCGCGACCTCAACTTCTGAACCCGCGCACGCCATGAGCAACGACGTCTTCCCCACCTTGCCCGGCCGTGCGTGGCCGCGCAAGCGCACGCCCCTTTGGAAGACCAAGGTCAACACCACCCCCAGTGGGCGTGAGTTCCGCAGCACCGCCATGGCCTACCCGCGCTACCGCATCACCTGGCAGTACGAACTGCTGCGCAGCAAGGCCAGCCAGCAAGACTTCCAGGCGCTGGTGGGCTTCATCAATGCTCGGCGCGGCGCGTTCGACACCTTCCTGCTCGACGACCCGGACGACAACACGGTGACTGGCCAGCCGTTCGGCACCGGTGATGGCACCACCACGACGTTTCAGCTTGTCCGCAGCGTTGGCGGCTATGCCGAGCCGGTGGCAATGGCGCAAAGCGGCGCAGTGGCCAGCGTGTCCGGGGTGCCCGCCATCAACCTGCTGGCGCCCCATTCGTCGTTCGAGGTCGACACCAATGCCGACGGCCTGGCCGACGGCTGGGCTCAGTACGTGGTCGGGTCTTTCGGCTCGGCCGCCAACAGCCTGCAGGGCGGCGGCGTCTACAACACCTACCTGCAGCAGTGCACCGCCACCGCACTGGGCACCGCCAGCACTGACCGGGTGGGTGTCTCCAAGGTCAACGTCCCTGTCGTCGAAGGTCTGGCATACACCCTATCGGCTTGGGTCAGGGGCACCGTGGGCGTCGGCGCCACCCTCTTTGCGGAGTTCGTCAGTTCGGGCGGCTCCACGTTGGGCCTGCTCTCGAACAGCGCCATCATCCTTGCCGCCACATGGGACCGCCCCGCAGTCAGCGGCATCGCACCGGCGGGCACCGTCAAGGCCAATGTCTACGTGTGGGCCCACAGCAGGCCAGGCAGCGCCGGCGCCGCCACGCTGGACGTGGATGCCGTCCAGATGCAGGTGGCCGCCGCAGCCACCGACTACTCCCCGCACTACGGCGCCTTTGCAATCGACGGCACCGTGTCCATCACGCCAGCCCCGCCGGCTGCTGCACCCCTCACCTGGACCGGCAAGTTCTACCACCGCGTGCGCTTCGACGCCGACGAAATCACCTTCGACCAGTTCATGCACCAGTTCTGGAAGACCGGCGAAATCAAGTTCATCACGGTGAAACCATGAAGCAACCCACCTGGGAGCCCAGCGAGGGCGCACTGGTCATCTGGCTCAACGCCAACCTGCAGGCCCGCCCATTCGACCTGTGGACGATCGTGCTTCTGGGTGGCACCGTGCTGCGCTACAGCGGCGGCGACGTACCTGTCACCGTGGCTGGCAACACCTGGGCGCTGGGCCCCGGCATCCAGCGCAGCCGCGTCAAGCAGACCATCGGCGTCGCCGTCGACAGCCTCACCGCCACGCTGCTGGCCGACGCGGCGGTGCTGGTGGGCGGCGTGCCCATCCTGCAAGCGCTGGCCAAGGGCCTGTTCGCGGGCGCCACGGTCACGCTCGAGCGAGCATTCATGGACGCCGCCGGCCTTTGCAAGGGCGTGGCGCCGGTCTTCTTCGGGCGCGTGGGGGCCATCAAGGTCGGGCGGTCTGGCGCCACGATCGAAGTGCGATCACACGCCGAGCTGCTCGACGTGATGATCCCGGGCGAGGTTTACCAGCCGGGCTGCCGCAACACTGTGTTCGATGCGCAGTGCGGCCTGCTTGCAGCAGCCTTCACCGTCAGCGGCACCGCCAGCGCGGCCAGCGACGCCACCCGCCGCATCGTCACCAGCACCAGCGCGGCCGTCATCGCCAAGCCCACGGCCTGGGCTGATCTGGGCGTGCTCACCTTCACCACCGGTCTCAACGCCGGCATCGCGCGCACCGTTCGCAGCCACGTACTGGCCACTGGTACGGCCACTGTCACTGCGGTGTACCCATTCCCCTTCGCGGTGGCGCTGGGCGATGCGTTCACCCTGCGCGCCGGCTGCAACAAGTCCAAGGACGGCGACTGCGGCACCAAGTTCTCTAACCTGGCGCGCTTCCGTGGTGAGCCCTATGTGCCCGCACCGGAGACCGTCGTATGACCGCGCCGAGCCCCGCCCATCTGCGTGGTCAGCTGGTGGCCGAAGCCCGCACCTGGGTCGGCACGCCCTACCACCACCACGCCCGCGTCAAGGGCGCAGGGGTCGACTGTGCGCAGATCCTGGCCGCCGTCTACGAGGCGGTGGGCCTGGTGCCGCACCTCGACCTCGGCAACTACTCGCCGCAGTGGCACCTGCACCACGGCGAAGAAGCCTACCTGCAGTGGCTGCACCACGTCGGCGCGCACCGCCTGGCCGACGGCCTGCACCCGCAGCCGGGCGACGTGGGCGTGTGGCGCTTCGGCCGCACCTTCAGCCACGGCGGCATCGTCGTCGATGGCGGCCCCGATCCGCTGATCGTGCACGCCTACATCCGGCGTGGCGTGATCGTCTCGCGTGCCACTGAAGACCCGCTGGCCGGCCGCGCGCACTGCTACTGGAGCGTCATCTAATGGGCGGATCAACCATCTCCACCAGCGAGACCAAGATCGAGGCGCTCAAGCTGCAGAGCAGCGCCTACGGGGCCACCATCCCGGTGGTGGGCGGGATCAACCGCATCCCCGGCAACCTGGTCTGGTACGGCGACTTCCTGGCCACCGCCCACACCACCACTGAAGACCAGGGCGGCAAGGGTGGCGGCGTGAAGACGCAGAACACCACCTACAGCTACTCGGCCTCGGTGCTCATGGGCATCTGCCAGGGGCCCATCGGGGCCATCGCCCGCATCTGGAAGGGCAAAGAGCTTTTCACCGG